GACACCATTCACATTCCGGCTCCTTCCCGAGCTTCAGCATCTGCAAAGACAGCCAACACGGTCGTCTCGCTTTTGACTTACGCTGACACGACTGAAAAGTCTGTCACCATCGACCAGCATTTCCACTACGCTCGTTTGCTCGAAGACGTAGCAGAAATTCAGGGTCTCCCTTCAATCCGTCGGTTCTTCACTGATGACGCTGGCTACGCGCTGGCTAAACAGACTGACACTTCACTGATCGAGCTGGCTGCCTCTTGGGGCGGAACAGCAGCTTACGCTAATGCTAAGATCGGCGACGGCACAACCACTTGGGTCCAGACGGGTTCAGGTAACGGTTCTGCTATCTCTGACGCTGGCGTTCGTGAGATCGTTCAGGACTTCGACGACGAAGATGTACCGGGCCGTGATCGGTTCTTGGTCATCCCGCCTGTCGAGAAGAAGCGCATGCTGGGTAACACCCGTTACACCGAGCAGGCGTTTGTTGGCGAAACTGGAATGCAGAACAGCATTCGCAACGGTTTGGTTGGCGACCTCTATGGTTTCGAGATTTACGTTACGTCTAATCTCGCAACTGTCGATTCATCTGACTGTACCTCGTACCGTCCGGCACTGTTCTTCCAGCGCGATTCACTCGTACTGGCCGAGCAGCTCACGCCGCGCGTACAGGAACAGTACAAGCTGGAAGCTCTCGGTGATCTCATCGTAGCTGATAGCCTGTACGGCGTATCCACGATCCGTGGTAACGTCTGGTGAAATCGGACGTGGCTGTCAAGCCATGATGGTTCCGGCTGCTTAAATCAGCCTCTGAGTAACCTCCCCCTTCGGGGGGAGGAAGCTCTTATAATTATAATACAGAGGAGACGTAATGTCGAATCCGCGCATCCCTGCTAGACGGGGACACAGGCACAAAGCTGCTCGTCTATTGTCAGACACGTTAACCGCAGGCGACATACTGTACGTCAACGCCTCTGGTGATCTAGCGTTGCTGCCAATAGGTACAGCAGGCCAAGTTCTGACCGAAGCCAGTGGGCTGCCCTCGTGGGCTGCTGCAGGCGGAGGTGGCGCTACACAACTAACAGACTTAACGGACGTTAACACTGCCGGTGTTACTAACAGGAACGTTCTGGTAGCTGACGGTGTCGACTTCGAGTCGAGAGCACTTGTTGAAGCTGACATCTCTGACCTCGGAACGTATCTAACCGACATAGTTAGCGACACTACGCCGCAGCTTGGCGGTACGCTTGACTCTAATGACTTCGACATCAACTTCACTTCTACGTCCTACTCATGGACAATGGGTTCTGACGAGACTAATGGTTGGTTTGAGCTAAGTGCTAACAACCCTTGGAACAACGAGTGGGGCTTTAACCTCGACGTTGGTGGTTGGTTCAGTATGCAGAGTGGGGCTGATGTCTACACCACTCTTGAGACTACTCCCATCTTGGGAGACACGCTGTACAACCAGCTGCTCTGGAACTCTAAGAATGGTACTGGCTACTTTGCTGAGGCTAGCTTCAACGGTGACTCCTTCTTCCAGTTCGGGAACTACGTTCAGGATGCCCCTATGGGTTTCTACGTAACACAGGGTTCAAGCACTGGATACAAGTACGCACAGGTGTTCGACGCAGAGAATGGTTACACGTACTTCGGTCAGTTCCCTGTCCGTATAGGTAATGCAGGGAATACTTGGGAGAACGCCTCCCCACCTTACGACCTTACTGCTCCTATTACTTACCCGACAGACTACGTTGAACACGAGCATGACGGAACCAGCTTCAATGTGACAGGCACCAATACCCTGAACTATAACTTCTTTGGGATGAGCAATGTACAGGTAGCTGATGGTGCTGGCTTATGGGTTTTCGACGCAGGCAACACTGACGCTATATCTTTTAGTCACGACGGCACTGACGCGAGCATCCTCGGAACACTTTCAGCTGACCTGAACATCACTGGCTTCACCAACGTAGATATCTCTGGCAACATCGTTGTCTCTGGTACCGTCGACGGTGTGGACGTTGCTGCTCTGAATACAACTGTCGCTGACCTGCCCGTTGCCAATCTGGCTGACGGTACTGACGGCGAACTGATTACATGGTCCGCTGCAGGCGCACCAACCACGGTAGCCGTGGGAACGTCAGGACACGTACTGACCTCTAACGGGGCAGGCGCAGCGCCGACCTTCCAAGCAGCCGCTGGTGGCGGCGGTGGGTTCAACTCTGGGGTCATTTCGGTTAACGAGGGTGCCACACTATCTACGTACAGCAACCAGCCCGTGGCTGGCAACTGGTGGCAGGGCAACAACAGGTTCCGCTACAAGATGGATCTGTCAGAAGCTACGTCTATCCGCCTGATATGTCAGGTCTCAGTAGCTTCTGCTAGTGTCAACACCCCGGTAGCACAGGTACGCTACGCTACGTCACTCCCTGTCAACTACGCTGCGACGTCAGCGATTGGCTCAGGCGCGACAGAGTGTGAAGTATCGCTATCAACTGGTGGCATATTCGTGGATTCTGGGTGGATCACCATTACTGCGGCGGCGGCTGTCGACAATGTATACCTTGCATTCTGTGGACTAGGCGGTAACGCTAGTGCTGACCCCGCTGTTGCAGACACTTTAATTATGTGGAAATAAGGAGAGAGCTATGTTAACGCAAGACGAAATAAAGGTGGCCGTTGTTATGATCGGCCGAGCAGAATGTAAAGGTTCAGAAGCAGGCGCAGTAGCGGCAGTGATTAAAAAGCTGACGACGCTGTATGAAGCACTGGCCGTAGATGACGAGGAAGACAATGGCGAATAGTCGTGACCTGATGAACAAGGTACTCCGTGGACTTAGACAGTTCGGGCTACTTATTGATAGCGGAACTACCTCCACGGAAGACGACTATCTGCTGATGATCCTCCAGTTCATCAACGAGGCGAAAGAGGAGATCGAGGAATCCGGCTGGCCGTTCCAAGCGTTACGGCAGACGGTCACGGTCACGCTCGCCTCTGGGCAAGTACAATACGATATTCTCAGCACAGGCGAGGCGGACGTTGACACTAACGACCGTTCTCGCCTTTTGTATGAGAACGTCACAACGAATGGCACCACCGAGAACTACCGACTGGGCGACTCAGCTCGTCCGCAGGTATTCGACGTGACCACCTCTGCGGAATATCGCTTGCGAGAGTGGACGCAAGAGAAGATGGAACGTGTACACATGACCGACGACGATGAGACCGGCAAGCCGACTAACTTCTCGATCTGGTCTGACGGTGACTCGCTGAAGATGAAGGTCTTCCCGACTCCTGACGGAACGTACACGATCAAGATGCGCCTGTATATACCGCAAGCCGAGTTGACTGCTACCGACCTGACGACGACGCTGTCTATTCCGTCGCGTCCGGTGTGGACGAAGGCATTGCTCAAGGCTAACCAAGAGCGTGGAGACGAGCTGGGCAAAGAGGGCAGCACGCTGTACCTTGCCTACATGGACGCCCACGGCGCTGCCGTTGGCAAAGAGATGACACCGGCCGATTCGACTGTTAGCTTGGAGCGGTAATGGCTCAGATATTCCCAATCGACATCGTCGCACCGGGAGCTTTCGGGCTTAACAAGGAGCGAGCGAACACGCTGCTACGTCCTCAGTGGGCGACGACTGCACTCAATGCAGTTGTCAATCGCTCGGGTCGCTTAGCTGCGCGCAAGGGATGGGCCAGCCAAACGACCAACGCTATCGCAACTACTCCGGCCATCGTAAAGATGCACGAGTACTTAGACGAGGCTGGCGCTAGCGTCATTATCAGTTGTGCGAACAACTTGATATTCAAAGACATCGACGACTTTACCGACGTAGCGAATGACATCACGTCAACGACTGCGCCGACTAATGACTTCTGGCAGTTTGTCAACTTCAATGGCAAGGTGCTTGGGTTCCAGCGGGGAGAAGTTCCCATAGTGAGGACAAGTGGTGACTTTGCAGATGCCAGTTATACCGGCACCGGTCCCGATGGCAATTGCGCAGTTGCTGCTTTTGGCAGGGTGTGGGCGGCGGATGCCGACCTACAGACTGTACGTTATAGCGTCCTACTGGATGACACAGATTACTCTACCGGCAATGGTGGTGGCACTATAGATATGTCGTCGATCTGGACGCAGGGCATGGACGAGATCGTCGCCATCACTGCTATCGGATCGAACCTCGTTGTCTTCGGTAAGAACCACATCGTAATGTGGGGCGACAAGTCAGGCTCGGAGATCGGGTTAGACCCGACGGAGCTTGAGGTCGTAGACACCATCGAGGGTACGGGCTGCATCGCTCGTGACTCCCTCGTCGTAACTGGCGAAGGCGACTTGATCTTCCTGTCGCGCCATGGCGTACAATCGCTTGGCCGCGTGATTCAGGTGAAGAACAACCCGACCGTCACGCTGTCTAAACATATTCGAGCTGATATACAGGAAGCTATCTCGCAGTCGCGTAGCGCTTACGCCAACTTCGATGACATTCAGGCTACGCACTCCCCAGAGGAAGGCATGTACATCCTGAACTTCCCCACGTTAGACAAGCAGTTCGTGTTCGACACGCAGCATCCGTTTCAGGATGATGAAGGCGACACGCTGTTCCCGATCACGGAGTGGCAGTTGGGCGGCAGTATTGGTGGCCTCGTCACCACGACTGACGGCGACCTGTACTTCGGCTCCGCTGGAGTAGTTGGCAAGTACTCTGGTCTAAACGACAATGGCTCGGCCTACTCGTTTGACTTCATGACTGGCTGGCTCGACTTCGGTGATCCTCAGATTAACCACCGCATCAAGATGCTCAAGGAAATCCTTGCGTCGGTGCAGGTGAGTACGACTACAGTTACGTGGAAGTGGGAGTTTGACTTCAACTCCACGCAGCTAACGCGTCAGATCGCGTACACCGGGGGCGGCATAGCAGAGTTCAATGTAGCAGAGTTCTCTGACAGTGGCGCAGGCATAGGGTACATCAACCCGTCTGTCGGTGCTAGCTCAGGAGAGACAGAGTTCTCTGGCTCAGTCGTCGTACAGCGTAAGAACATTGCAGCACACGGAGAGGGTCAATTCTTGAGAGTGGGCGCAGCGGCGTCGATCAACGACAACGACTTGGTCATTCAGCACATGTCGCTCTCACCCAAAATTGGAAGAATGGTAACATAAATGTCCGATTACACTAAGACTACAAACTTCACGGCGAAAGACGCACTCACTACTGGTGATCCGCTTAAGGTCATCAAGGGTTCATACTTCGACACGGAGTTCGACAACCTAGCTACGGCAGTGGCTACGAAGTACGACTCAGGCAACATCGCTTCTCAGGCGCAAGCCGAGGCGCTGGCGGCTAACACCGTACTGATGACTCCGGCCCGTCTAAAAAACGTGATGGACGCCAACGCTGCCGCCTTGACGGACATCCAAGCGATGACCGACCCGGGCGCAGATCGTATCCTATTCTGGGACAACAGCGACACGACTGTTGAGTTCCTCACGGTTGGAGACGGCCTTGAGATCAGCGTCAACACGTTGCAGCTTCCGTCTACTGTCTCAGGTGACGGTCTAACGCTGACGTCTGGCGTACTAGACGTAGTCGGTGGTAACGGAATAACGGCAAACGCTAACGACATCGCTCTGACTGATGCAGCCGCTACTACGACGCAGCCCATTGACATCAGCACGGGTGCAGTGAGCATCGACCTGACTGCACTGACCACGGCTGAAGGTAACGCTCTCGGAGCTACCGACGTCGTTATGGTTGACGTGAGTGGTACGCCTACCGCTGTACAGGTACAAGAGGCTGGCATGCGCGTGCAGACGGGACAAGGCACGCAGACGGTAGCTGCTGCTGACATGAACTCGATCATGGAGTTCACCGCAACGGCAACGCTTACGCTTCCCCTGAACGCCACGACTGCATTGCCAGTCGGTGTGCCCATCGTGCTGAACATGAAGCACGCAACGCAAGAGCTGACCGTGACTGCAGATACTGGCGTAACGCTCGTGTCTATCTTTCATCCGGGTGGTGGTTCTGCTGCCTCTGACACTGTCAAGGCTGGCGGAACGGCACTGCTCTACAAGACGGCAGCCAACACTTGGGCCATTGCTGGGGACATCTCAACCTAATGAGTCTTTTCTATCATCTACTTGGCGCAGGTATTCCTACGTTAGAAGACGTAGTTACCGTCACCACTCAGAACATCACGCATGGAACCTCTGGCGCTGGTGGTGCTAAAGCTGGAATACGCTTTAACGTTGACGGCACGGTAGATAAGCGTGAGGGCGCGACGTATACGCAAATCTCCGCTAGCACTGACTGGGTTGTACCGCAACCGTATGCTGACACGTACCATATCAAGTGGGAAGCTGGATCCGGTGCCTGTGACGTCACTCCGTTCGCAGCATCGACTTGGACGGCTATGGCGGCGGGACCGTACGAGTGGCGCGAGGAGGAGGACGGCGGTAGCGCAGATTCCGCCTCTGTTGTCATCTCAATCTCGAATGACGGTGGGTCGACGACGCTGGATAGCGCAACAATCACACTGACTGCGGACGACACTCCGTAATGATCGAAGTCAATCGGACTTGGATTTCCGCGCCCGTTAGACAGATCATCGGTGAAGTATGGGAATACATAACAGACGACTCCGAGATGACGTTCGAGGAGTACGCGCCGCGCATCGACTCAGACTCGCGCTGGTACATCAGCTCGCAAGACGGGCAAATAGTAGGCGCATTTTGGATGCGTCGAGTAAATCACATTACTTGGGAAGCTCACGCGAACGTGATTCCTAAGTACTGGGGGGAAGGACAAGGTACGGAGCATTGCCGAAAAGCGATAGACACGATGATGGAAGACACTGGCGCAAAGAAAGTCGTCGCGCTAATTCCAACATCGTGCAAACCGGTAATGCGGATGGCCGAAGAAATTGGATTCGTGAGGGAAGGCGTTACAGTTGCATCGTGGCAGAAGCATGGGAAGCTGTACGACCAAGTACATTACGGAATAACGAGGATATAAAATGAGTTCAGTATTTGATCCGGGTAAGAAGGATCGCGACGCAGCCGCAGCACTAGGCCAGCAGGGTATCATACGAGGTGGTAACTTCTCTGGTCCCGGCGGTATCAGCGGTGGTTTCGACTTCAGCGGCGGACGTGGTAGCATGACGTCGAGCCTTGGCTCGTTCGGTCCACTGCTAGAGCAGATGCAGGGCCTGTCCGGTGGCTTCTTCGATCAGGCACAGAGTGGCCTGCCGCAAGAGCTGCGCGACTTGGGCGACTCAACGATTAGCCGCCTTGGAGAGACGGACGTTAATCGTCTGCAGAACCAGAGCGACTTTCAGGGACTGGGGAGTATCTTTCAGGGCGCGGCTGCCACGGCGCAGAAAGATCCCTTCGACCTTGGCAGTGAGGTAAGTCAACGCCTCCGCGCTCTGAGTGAGCGACGCAATCAGCGTAGCGTTAACAAGATGTTCGACCGTCTCAAGCGGACTGGCAACCTGACATCCTCGGCAGGTATCCAGCGCGCAGGTGATATGGAACGTAACCTCTTTGAGCAGGGTCTTCAATTTGATTTAGCTGGCTTGCAAGCCGGTCAGGGCATCCAGAAGGATGCTTTCGCACGCGCACTAGGGGCATCTGGTCAGCGCGAAGCTATTGGCGCACGTCAGTTTGGCGAAGAATTCGGAATGGAGCAGCTCGGCGGACAACGCGCGATGCAACAGTTCGGTGTCGGCAACCAGATGTTCCAAGACTTCATGCAAAGCCAGCAGCAGGGCACGCAGCTCGGCCTCGCAGGTATGCAAGGCGCTATGGGCCTGTCTCAGTTGCCGCTAGCTTTCCAGCAGGCAATGATGAACTCTACGGGACAAGCGTCTAACAGCATGTTCGCAGCCGCTGGCATCAACCAGCAGAACGCTGCGATGGCTAAGTCGCCGTTCCTCGAAGCACTTAACGCAGCCGGTTCCTTTGCCTCTGGCATAGCTCCGGGTGGGTTCATTGGCAAACCAGTCGGAGCAGCCTAATATGCCTGACGCTTATGGAAACCCAACTCCGCAAGAAGTGATTGCTGATATTCAGAACAGCTCTCGTGAGCAGTTCCTGCTAGCACAGAAGCACGGTGGCGCAGGCGTAAAAGCTGGAGCATCTCTTGCTGCCATCTTTGGTGGCGCAATCAAGACCACGTTAGACACGAGGAGCGCTCGCAAAGAAGAAGCCACTCGTCTAATGCGTACGCAAGGGCTTAGCCGTGAGACAGCGGAAGAACAAGCGAAGGCTACTGTCGGTAGAGACAGGGCTGAGGTTCGTCGTGCCAAGCAGATACAAGAAGCTACTGGCGATATGCAGACGTTCATGGACGGGCTGCCCACTCACATACCTAGAGACATGCGAATGGCTCAGGCCAAGTTGATGCTGTCTAATCGTATGCGGAACATGGGGTTAACGGCGGAAGCTAACTCGATGGCTCAGCAGGCCAATCAGGAAATGATTGCCGCCGAGCAGGCCCAGTTAGACAGAGAGAACTTGAAGGCACGTACACGAGCGTCGGAGGCGTCGGCTGACAAGACCGAAGCGGAGATTCCGTTCGTCGGTACTAGTACGTTCATGCAGAACGTCATGCAGAAGGAGCAGATCATCGCTCGCTTGAACGATCCGAACACGCAGCTAACTCCAGAGCAGCGTGGCTCGTTGCAGCGTGCGAAGGGACACCTCGAAGCGAAGATACTGAAAGACGAGACGATCACTGGTCGTACTGCGGAGGACGTTCGTAACGATCCTACGCTGATGCGCAAG